TTGAAAACATTATTAGGTCTTTAGTTGACGATTAAGTAGCGTAAGAGTAAATTGACTGAACCGACTAGCCGGATAGCTAGGTCAGAAAGGATCGCCATGAGCGATGAGGAACAGGCTGTAGCGGAGATCAGCCCCGCGCCGGAACTGGAAGCTACGGCAGCGCCAGAATCTGTTGAGACGACGCCGGAGGAACAACAGTCTACAAAATCGTTCTCTCAAGAAGAGCTGGACGCGATTGTAGGCAAACGCCTCGCAAGAGAACAGCGCAAATGGGAAAGAGAGCAGGCCCAACGGCTTGCGGAGCAACAGGCTAGACAGCCGGTTGCACCTCCACCCGCGCCAGATGATTTTGAGAACGCTCAAGCCTATGCGGAAGCATTAGCGGAGCAAAAAGCTCAAGAACTTCTGGCACGACGAGAGGCCGCAAGACAACAGGCAGCTCTGCTTGATTCGTATAAAGACCGCGAAGAGGAAGCCCGCGAGAGATACGATGACTTTGAACAAGTCGCGTATAACCCGAACCTCCCCGTAACGGACTATATGGCTCAAGCTATCCAGGCTTCTGACATTGGCCCCGAAGTGATCTATCATTTAGGGTCTAATCCGAAAGAAGCCCAGCGGATCGCCAATTTGCCGCCGATTTTGCAGGCAAAGGAGATCGGTAGGATCGAGGCCAAACTGGTCGCGGAACCGCCGACAAAACGCACTTCAACTGCCCCTGCTCCTATTGCTCCTGTTGCTCCGCGTTCATCTGGTGCCCCGACGTATGATACAACTGACCCCCGGTCAATGAAATCAATGTCTACATCTGAATGGATTGAAGCGGATAGACAGCGGCAACTTAGGAAGTTAGAGGCTCAACGTCGCAGATAGGTGACATAAAATGAGCAATTCACTCTTAACAATTGATATGATTACGAGAAAGGCTCTGGAAATTCTGGAGAACAATCTTGTAATCACCCGCACGGTCAACCGCCAGTATGACGACAGCTTTGCCGTCGAAGGCGCTAAAATCGGTTCGACCCTCCGTATCCGTCTTCCTGACCGCGCTTTGGTCACGGACGGCGCTGCTCTTCAGGTTCAGGACGACAACGAGCAATACACGACTTTGACGGTTTCTTCACAGAAGCACATTGGCGTGAACTTTACGTCTGCCGAACTTACGATGCAGTTGGACGACTTTGCTGAACGCGTGCTTAAGCCACGTATTTCTCAGCTTGCTTCCAGCATCGACGCGGACGTCGCTAATGCTTATCAGCAGATCTATAACTCTGTTGGCACGCCAGGCACCACGCCTGCTACGTCGCTTGTTCTTCTTCAGGGCAACCAGAAGCTGAACGAGTTCGCTACGCCGATGTCTCAGCGTTATGTCGCCGTCAACCCAGCCGCTAACGCTGGTCTGATCGAAGGCATGAAAGGCTTGTTCAACCCAGTTGATACCATCAGCAAGCAGTTCAAAAACGGCTTGATGGGCGAAGGTATCCTTGGCTACGACGAGCTGAACATGACGCAGTCGATCCGTCAGTTCACGACCGGCTCGCGTAATACTTCAGCGTCTTACACTGTAACGACGACTGTTGCGACGCAGGGTCAGTCAACGATTGGCATCAGCGGTGCAACGACCGGTGAAACACTTGCTGTTGGTGACGTGTTCACCATCGCTGGTGTGTATGCTGTCAACCCGCAGACCCGTGAGTCAACTGGTTCGCTTCAGCAGTTCGTAGTAACTGCGGCTAACACCGCTGCGTCGTCTGCTTATTCGAGCGTGTCGATCTCTCCTGCGATCTATACGTCAACAAACGCTCTAGCAACCGTCAACAGCTTCCCTGTTTCGGGCGCTGCTATCACATTCCTCGGCGCTGCTTCGACGACGTATCCACAGAACTTGATCCATCACAAAGACGCGATCTCTTTCGCGACTGCCGATCTTCTCCTTCCACAAGGTGTTGATATGGCTTCGCGTCAGGTTCACAACGGCATTTCGTTGCGTATTGTCCGCCAATACGACATCAACAATGACCGTATGCCTTGCCGTATTGACGTGCTGTATGGCTACAGCGCGATCCGTCCGGTAATGGCCGCTCGTCTTTGGGGCTAATAAGAGGGGGCGAAAGCCCCTTCTTTCTCGCAATTTAGGAGTTAAATCACATGGCACTTCCTTCAGTCGGTGGTGGCTATCAGTTAGGCGATGGCAACCTTAATGAACAGGTATTGGGCGACCAAGGCTCGATTACAGCTCTAACGGGCGCAGCTAATACGCTTACGGCAGCTCAAGCTACGTCAGGCATTATTACTGTTGCAAGTGGCGGCGCAGGCGCTTCTGTCGTGACCGTTCCAACGGGCGCGCAGTTGGATGCTCTGATGACGAACGCTAAGATTGGCAGCACGTTTGATGTTTCTATTATCAACATCTCAACGACCAGCGGCGACGTTGTTAACCTTGCTGTTAACACAGGCGTCACGTTTGTTGGTAACGTTTATCTTGCCATCAATTCAGCTTCGGCTGCTGCTGTCACCTCTGGCATCTTCCGCTTTGTTCGCACAGCGGCAGCTACTTGGGTTGTTTACCGCGTCGCTTAATAGGGTGGGCTTTGGCCCACTCTTTTCTTTTAGGAGATTAAAATGGTCAATACCAAACCAGTTGGTGTTGCCTACTCTGATCCACAGCTTGTAAGCGGCACGACCATCGACGGCGCTGTCATTACAAATCCAACGATCACAGGCGCATCAATTACAGGCGCAGTTACGGCGTCTACGCTTAATCTTGCTGTCGCTAAACCAGCAGCAGCAGGAACGAACCAAGCCACAGCTACCGCTCTTGGCGCTGGTTTTAGCTGGGTCACGGCTGCTGACGGAACTAAAGGTGTTGCGTTACCAACCGGTGTAGCAGGTCTTGTTGTCATCGTGAAAAATGATGATACGGCTAATGCTATTCTTAAAGTGTATTCGGCTAATGATTCCAACAGCGCCGCTATTAACGCTGTTGCTTCTGGCACCGCATATTCTATGGCTGCTAAGACCTCAGTTATGTTTGTGGCCTATAGTGCGGCTCAGTGGTTCTCAGTTCCGCTGGTAGCGTCTTAATACTAATACCACGGGCGACCTACGGGTCGCCTGGCCCTCATAGGAGTTAATATGGCTGTTTATTATCTTCGTCATCCTATTCATGGCGTAAAAGTCGCTACATCTAATCTCGAAGTGGCGCATGACGAGGAACATGGTTGGGATCAATTTGTCCCCGGTGAGGTGACTGAAGAGCCGACCAATGCTATAGTTTCGCGACGCGGGCGCAGACAAAAGGTAGATGATGACAACGTATTCGGCATACGACCAGATCTGCGGCGCCCTGAGACTGATAGGGATGCTGGCTGAAGGCGAAACGCCTTCTTCTGAAACAGCTAATGATGCTTTAGCGGCTATGAATCAAATGATAGACTCTTGGAATACCGAGCGTCTGTCAGTTTTTTGCACTCAAGATCAGACATTTCTTTGGACGCCAAACTTTCGTGTTCAGACGCTTGGCCCTACTGGCGACTTTGTTGGCAATCGGCCTATCCGGTTAGATGACGCAACATATTTTAAAGATCCGTCAACAAACGTTTCATTTGGCATCAAGATCATTAATCAACAGCAATATGATGGTATTGCCGTTAAGACTGTGACCAGCACTTATCCGCAGGTCATATTTGTCAACATGACATATCCTAACATTACGATGAGCATTTATCCTGTTCCGACGCGTGTGTTGGAATGGCATTTTATTTCTGTTTCTACGCTCGATACGCCAGCGACATTGGCGACGCCTTTATTATTTCCGCCGGGTTATTTGCGCGCGTTTAGATATAATCTGGCTTGTGAAATTGCTCCTGAGTTTGGCGTCGAGCCATCACCTACAGTTAGCCGTATCGCTATGGCGTCAAAACGCGATCTGAAACGCGTCAATAATCCTGACGACGTCATGGCGTTGCCTTACAGCATGATGCAACGCCGCCAGCGCTTTAACATCTATGCAGGCAACTACTAATGAAGACGCCTATCCTCGGCTCTTCTTATGTAACCAGATCAGTCAATGCGGCAGACGCCCGCATGATAAATCTTTACCCTGAAATTATACCTGAAGGCGGTAAAGAGGCCGCGTGGTTACAACGAGCGCCAGGTCTTAAACTTCTTGCTACTGTCGGTATTGGCCCTATTCGGGGTATGTGGGCTTTTAATAATTACGGCTATATTGTCTCCGGCAATACGCTTTATCGCGTCGATACGAACTGGCTTCCGACATCATTAGGCACAGTGTCTGGCACTGGTCCTGTCAATATGTCCAATAATAATACGCAAGTTTATATTGCTGCTGGAACATATGGTTATATTTACGATACGTCTACAAATACATTTTCTCAAATTACAAGCGCCAACTTTTATGGCGCTGTAGGTGTCGGTTATCTTGATGGGTATTTTGTTTATAATCAGCCAGGAACGCAGAATTTTTGGGTATCAAATCTTCAAGATGGCCTGACTATACAGCCATTGAATTATGCGGCGGCGGATGGTGCTCCAGATAATCTTGTTACTTTGATCGTCGATCATCGTGAGGTTTGGCTATTTGGATCTTATACAGTTGAGGTTTGGTATGATGCAGGTCTGCCAACCTTTCCATTAGCGCGTATTCAAGGCGCGTTTAATGAGATCGGTTGTGCAGCGGCTTATTCGGTTGCTAAACTTGACAATGGCATTTTTTGGCTTGGCACAGATCAGCGCGGTAAAGGTATAGTTTATCGCTCTAATGGCTATTCTGGGGAACGCATTTCAACGCATGCTGTTGAATGGCAGATTCAACAATACTCACAAATTTCTGACGCTACAGCTTATACATACCAGCAAGATGGTCATTCATTCTATGTGTTGAATTTTCCGACAGCGGATAGAACTTGGGTTTATGATGTAGCCACACAAGCCTGGCATGAGCGTGCTGGATGGGACAATGACACGTTTACGCGGCAACGTGGCAACTGTCAGATGTTTTTTAATAATACAAACGTCATCGGCGATTATCGCGCAGGCGCTATCTATTCATATGACTTAAATGTTTATTCAGAAGCTGGAACAATTCAAAAATGGTTACGATCGTGGCGAGCGTTGCCTACAGGACAAAATGATCTAAATCGTTCAGCTCAACATAGCCTTCAACTCGATTGTGAGACAGGTGTCGGGCTTTCCGGTTATAGTCAGGATGAAGTCAATGCTATTATTTATATTTATGACCGCGCTAACAATTTCATTCTTGACCGTTCTGGGTCTGCTTTAACAATCCGTAACTACACTCAATATACCGTTACGAATGGCGCTGACCCACAGGTCATGCTGAGGTGGTCAGATGACGGTGGGCATACATGGTCTAATGAACATTGGCGTTCTATGGGTCAGATTGGTCAAACAGGCTATCGCACCATCTGGCGACGTCTTGGCATGACAACAAAGCTCCGCGACCGCGTGTATGAGGTGTCAGGAACTGATCCGGTCAAAATAGCTATCGTTGGTGCAGAGTTGCATGTGGACGGCACCAATGCCTAACGTAAATCCCAACAACACACAAATTCCTGCGCCGCGCGTTGAATTTATTGATAAAGCTACAAATTTTGTTTCGCGCGCATGGTATACATGGCTGTTTAATATCTACCAAGCTGTTCAGGCTGGTGAGCGATATGGATCATATTATGATACAACAACGCAAAGCGCCGCCGCTATAAA